CCCCATCGCTTGGCAAATTGAGTTGTTTCTGAAAAGTCATTTGCAATTCCTTGTTCGTCTTCATCTCCTTCTCCAAATAATTCAGGGTAGCCTGCAATAACTCGCTTCCTAAATTCCAAAAAAAAACACTACTTGAGATTACCACATCCAAAGGTGCGAACTTCATCAACTCCTGAAAGTCAACATTTGGTTCGTATGGTACAATATCGTATTTATCCTTTCTTGATTTGGAAATAGGTCTGTACATTACTGCCATTGCTTTGTGATAATCCTCCCATTTACTAAGATGATTTTCTAAGTCAACGTATTCTCCAAATGTAATTGCCTCAAGTTCGGGAATGAATCCAAACTCAATTTCGGTTTCGTTAGCTTTAATCGTGAATCTGTTCTTAAATGCTGGCTTCTCAGAGAATAACTTTGTAAAGTGAACTATCAACTCATTCAAAGATGTTAGCTTCATTTTAACAACGTCTTTTAGTTGAAGTCCGCAGAATATCTCAATCATCTTTTGAGCTACAAATTCCTCATCGTTAGATTCAGATTGAACTTTTAAAAAGTCCTGATAGTTTTTAAGTGGTATTTCACTTAAGCTTGAAGGTACGTTAATTTCTAACTTCATATAGTTTAAACTTATTTATTGTTGTTTTGTTGTACTTGAACTATATCATATGCTGCACATAACATTTGAAAGTGCAGTCTCATTTTCATTGGTTCGTCAAATATAATCTTTATTCGTTTACCAGTCCTTTGATGAATGTAATCCTCGACAACAGCTTTAAGCATAGGTAAATCATCTGAGGTTGTATTGTCCATAGTTCTTTTTTAATCCTAATGTTTCCATCTCATGATAACGTAAAGCATCGATAGCGTGATTGAAATGATCGATTGGTACGTTTGTTTTATCACCATCCTTTTTCAAAGACCAACAGTAACTTCTTAACTCTTTGATCAAATTAGTACTTTGACTGGTTACTAAGTATTCTTGTCTTTGCATAATATCAATACCGAACCTAATAGAGTCAACACCTTTGGTTACTCCCTTAATCATCTTACCAAACCTTCTAATCTCTTCGATTGATTTCGGTTCTGAACTATCTGCATATATAGTAACATAACTTGGTAACACGTTTGCAATGTCCGAATTTACCATCCCAGTTCGGTAACATAACTCATTCACAATCCTTTGCCCATTCCAATTGTATACTTCAATCGCTGATGTTGGATCGTTGGTATACCCAAAGTCTAATCCTATTCCTATAAGTTTAGCTTCAGTAGGTATTGTATCGATTGTTTTCCAGTTATTAAAGATCACTCCTTCCAGACTACCTACTTCTCCAAGTCCATACACTCTCCACCAGTTAGCCCAATAGCTATTTGTAGCTGCTTTTAAGCGATTCTTTTCTATTTGTGATACTATAGATTGATCAAGAGCTTCATTGTCCTTATACGTTAAAATAATAAAGTCAGAGTCAGGCTCATCCTTTAGCTCTTTATGCACCCAAAATTCATTCGATGGGTTAAAGTCTAAGAATACTTCCTTCTTTGTACGAATAGCTAACTCATTGTAAGATTCAAACGTTACATTGTTGCACTCGTTAATATATAGAATGTCCCTTCTTGCTCCTTTTAACTTAGATGAATTATCTGCTGAGAAAAACTCTATTATGCTTCCATTAGCAAACTCATACATAAGTAAGGACTTATTGAATCGATCATCTACATATCTACCAGTCCATCTCATTACTTTAACAAAGTCTTTTAAAGCACCACGGCGTAAATGAGGTATTGATTCCGCTACAACCGATACCTCTAACCCTGGTTGCTTAGTGCATTTGTCTATTAAGATAGGTAAGATCCCAAATGTTTTACCTGCAGAGGTACCACCCTGAATGATCTTTACCCTTTTCTTTAAAGCTAAGATTTTATTTATTGCTGTAGTTCTCTTGAACATCCAATTTTTGTGTTAGATATATATAACCACTTTTTAAACCTAAATAACCAACAGGAATAAAGTTTACATCATAACCTTTGTAAGTGTTAATACCGCAATCAAAGCTACCAGCTGCATAAAAATGCCAGCATTTGTTATTAGGTTTGAATGCACTTGCTTTAATCATAGCAGCCAATATCTTTTTAAACCTTCTTTTGGAAGTGCACTTAATCTTCATTGTTTGTATCTGGGAACAATGGTTGTTCGGTTACAATTGTGTTTTCTACTTTCTCGGTTAATCCATTTAATCGTGCAGTAAGACTTGCATTGTATTGTCCAACCATACCACCAGCTATCTGGTCTTGCCTTATTTCTTTCTTAATGTGTGCGGAGATAGCACAAAAGTCATTGTAAGCTTTATTAGAATTATCCATATAATGACTCACAGTGCATTGAAACTTGTTGTAGCAATACACTTCGAAACCATCAATACTTAGTGGACATTCTAGTGGCTCAGCCATCATATCACCGCTTCTTTGATTCATTACGTATTTGTATCTTGGATTTTCTTTTACGTATGATTTGTAACTCTGAAACATTTCCATTAAGTTATCAGGGCTTTCTATCTTTCTTGGTCTTCCCATCTTTGCCATATGCTATTTCTTTCTTTTGTAACTTTTAAAGTGATCTAAAAATTCATTCTCATCTATCTCTTCGCAACATAGTAATCCATCGGCATCCGTTAAGTATACAATATAGTGGAAACCTTGAGCAGTTAGGTAGTCAGTTAGTTGCTTACCTGCTTCTATCATTTCTTTGCCGTGATCTATTAGATAGTATCTCATTTCTTGCTTATGCAGTTTCTTCCTCTTTGTATTCTTCCATTACTCGTTGCATCTTAACTACGATTTCTCTTAAGCAACTTGCACACGATGTAGGCTCTTGACGTACTTTGAAGATACGGTTGTATATCTTTAGGATCTCATCTTGCTCACTTGGACGTATTGAGTTTTTGTACAATACTTGAGTTTCATTTAAGTAATTGTATTCAACTTCCGTTAAGCATTCTGGTTTGTTATAGGGGAACATTGCATTGAGCTTTGCTTTTCGTTCCTCACATCCACAGTCATCCCCTGCTATAAACTTAACTAACTTTTTAATACCTGTTGCCTCTGTGATTTGTTCTATTGTATCACCTAATCCTTCAGCTTTCTTTTTGGTTACTTTTGCCATAATTTATTTTATTAATTCAAAATCCTCATTTAAATAATCTTCGTAATCCTCACCAATCTTTTCCTTTATCCTTTCCTTACAGTTTTTCAAAGTACTAAAGATCGATCTTACGCTTATTCCAGTCTCTTTAGATAGTTTCCTCATTGACATTCTGCTATCTCTATATAAGTTAAATAGCATTTTATCATAGTAATGCCATGATTCTACTTCCTCTTTTATCTTTTCTTCTATTAAATCCCTAGATTTACTCCTTTCTATATGATCAATCGGCGATTCAACATTAAAGACCTCTTCTAAAGATATTAACGCAATCTTCTTGTTTTTGTTGGATAGGTAGAATATATTCCTTAAAGATACCCATATGAATGCTTTATTTAATTCATCCCCTATTAGTATTTTATCAAGAGTTGAGTACTGATATAATCTAAGATACATCTCCTGAACTATGTCTTCAGGATCTTTGCATCCAAATGATCTAACCATAGAAACCCATTCATTATGATTAGACGATAACTTTATTAATATTTCCTTGTCCATCGATTAAATTCTAATCAAATTTATGTTTAAATATTAATCGTAAGAAAAAAAGTTATTAACAAAGATAAAGCCAGTCGTTAAACTGGCTCTAAATTGTTTAAGTAAATCTCCCTCGAGATGTAATTGTCTAACTTTACTACAGTGCATAAAGTAACATCTTTACCTTGTAGGAATTTATCTATTTGATATTGATGGAATTTACCTGTGTTAGATTTTATCTCTTGAACGATTTGATTCCGTGTTTTGGTACGAAGCAACATCACTAATTGCTTTCGCAATCCTCCCTCATCAATGTACATT